AATATTTATCAACATAATAACTTCTATGGTATGTAAATCTTTCATCATTAATAGTTGCACTATTTAAAGCAAAAATACCATTTTGAGTTAATATCAAAGGCTCATTAATCAAAGTATCGCTTGCATATCTTCCTATATTGCCTTCACCTTTCGAACTTCCCTCTAACGGAAACACTTCTTTATTGTTATAATTTGCATATCCTAAATAAAATATTGTGCTGTCTGTATCTGATATACCTTTTAAAACGGCTAATTTACCACTATTTAATCTCGCAAAGCCTGTAATCCCCACTGTTGCTAATCCTATATTTTGTATGTTTTCAACTGGCATATAAGTAATATCATTCAATTCTGAAAACATAACAACATTAGCACAACCAGGATTGCCTGACATAAACACTCTATTGTTTGCACCAGCATAACCATAAGCAATAGCCATATTACATTTATTCACTTGTGCTTTACCTTCTGCATTATTTACACTATATTTAATTCTTACATTGTCTTGATTATCAACTACTGGTTCACCTATTGAATTATTAAATATTATCTCTCCATTTTCAAAATTAACTGTAAAATCATTATCTCTTACTTTTGCCACCCATTCACCATTCGCATTTAAAACTTCTACTAAAATTGGTAAACTAATATTCTTATCCGCTAATTTATATACCGTATCCGTTGAATTACTTGTAAACAAATTTATTCTTGCATCTTGCAATAAATTTACACTTTCATATATCTGCGTTTTTATTCCATCTGGACTTCTTGCTATATGCGTTGTAGGGATATACCCTTTTTCATCTAAATAACCCACTCGATCATTCTCTAATAATAAGTCATATATTATTGCTCTTTTCCCATCTAAAACAAGCAATTTTGAATTTATAACAATACCTTTGGAAATAGAATCTGCTAATCCTGTCATTATTTCAACATAACTGCTAAAATCCGTCTGCATTTCATATAATTTTGTACCACAATGCACAACAAAGAACTCACCGCACAACGGTATCCACATTCCATACACCATTAATGTTAGCATTTTGTCCTAAATACGCCAAAACCTCATACCCATTTCTTTTTTCTATCGTTCCATTATTATTTATAAAATTATATCCATTCGGACATCTTCTTTTATCTATATCTGATATTGATGAACTAACATCTATACCAAGAAATCCATCTAAACTTACTTCATATTGCATAGGAGATGCCGGTATATTAAAATTCGCCATAATTCCCTCCTAATAAACACTATCAATTTCGGTTTGATTATCTATGTTATAAATCAAATCTTGTAATCCTACTTCAAACTCATTTCTGTACGCTGTTGCCTGTGCAATATCGTCATCTTTATACAATTGACTTGCTATATACAATGGAATCAACACACAAGCATCTTCGGGATATGGTAACTCATCATAATCGCTTGTATCTTCTGCTATTCTTTCAAATACAGTTTTTTCATACTTGCCATCTTTATATTCATACATATTTGTTATATATGGTTTAATTCTTTGTATTGCCTCATTTGCAACTGCTGGCATTGCACTTAAATACCATTTACAATCATCTGAATTTTTTAATTTAGATAAATCTCTAACTTTTATAGGTTCATCTGTTGCGAACATTTTTTGTAATGAAATTACTTTTATTTCTCCCCATGTCATTTTACTTTCTCCTTCCACTTTCGCTAGAGTCGAACTAGCACTTTCCTCAAAAGTGATAATAAGGGATATTATCCCTCTATGACATAACCTGCAATTACTAATCTTTCATATACTGCTTTTGAAACATTTTGTTGTTTTCCTCTTACTATCTCTGTTTCAACACCATTAATAACAACTTTTACTTTATCGTTTTTTGGATTTAATGGATCTGTCGGAAGAGCAACAACTTTCATTTCTTCTTTTTCATTATTATTTACATTTTTATTTTCAGCATTTTCCGCTTGTATATTTGTTTTATTTTCAGCATCATTCGCTAATTTATTATTATTTTTTGCCATAATAGGCACCTCCTATAAAATATATTAAGAGGCTATCTCTAGCCTCTTTTATTATTCAGTTACAGCACACTCAAAACTAATAAGTGCATCTGGTTGTAAAATTTCACAAGTAAATGGTAATTTCCAACCAATTGAACCCCTTTGATTCAATGGGTCATTAGTTCCAGCAGAACCTAATTGTTTAATTATAATATCAGGTTTTCCTCCACCGTTTTCCAAATCTACAGCACCATAACTATCTTTTCCATAAAATAATGCTCTATGTACTTGTAAATCAGATGCTCCAGCAACTGGTTCAAATGCTGTTGCTTCCATAAATCTGAAACCGTGCATTTTACCAATTTCACCCTTTAGCATTTGTTCAGGTTTTGCATATTTAGCAACATCTTGCCAAGCAGGGTCATTTGTTAAATCATAAGTCATATCCGGATCTATAATTGCGTGGAAATAACCATCTTTAAATTTTCTAGCATTTTTCTTTTTAAGTTGTCTTCTTAATTTTTTAATATCATTTCCTGTAATAACATCAGTGTTTGTTAAAGCACTTCTTGAAGTTTTAGCACCAGCAAACATTACATTTGTTCCGCTAAATAACTTTTCAGCTAAAGCTAACTCAACAGATAATGAGGCTTGTTCTCCACATAATTCAGATGCTTCTGTAATTACAGGATCAATTCCTGTTAATTGCAACATATCAGTTGTTGTTACATAAGCACCGTATTGTTTTAATACTGCTTGAATTTGTGTTACATCTAAATCTTTTCCATCTGGTGTTTTACCTTCTGTTAAAGGCGTAGTCACTGGTGGTAAAGAATTGAACTTTCTCCAATTTGTTGTTGTACCTTGATTTTTTGGTAATTTCTTTTTCATTGCATCGTTATACAAAAATAAATCTGGCAATAATCTTGTAATTAATGTTTTCACATAAAATATTTTATTTTCAGCAGATAATTGATTTAATCCTTCTCCTGCTGTCATACTATTAAGATTTGTAGGCATTTTACATCACTTTCCTTTCATAAAAATAAGATAGTTCTGCTTACTAAACTATCTTAACTCGCCATTTTTGGCTTTTTCTATATATTTTTCAAACTGTTCATTCGACATTGTATCCCAATTAATTTCTTTGGGTTCTCCATCATCTACTTTTCCTGGACTAGCAATACTATTTGCTACTAACTTTTTAGCAGTATCAACAGATTTTTTTTCATACTTACTTATTAATTTACTATAATCTTCATAGATTTTAGCAAGTGGTTCTTGTCCAATTTTTCCATTAGCAAACAAATTAAAATCCATATCTTTTGATAATTCATTCAATTTTTTTACGGAATATTTTTCAATAAAATCTTTAGTATCATTTTCATACCAAATCTTTTTTTGTTTTTCATTATTCATTTGTATTTGTTTTTCCGCTTCTAGAAGTGCTTTTTCTTTTTGTAAATCCCTATAACCTTTTATTGGATCCTTCCCTTGTGAATCTAATTCATACATATCCAAATATTCTTGTGCATCATATTCATCATTAATTATTTCTCCTGTATAAGGATTCTCTTTTCCTATAACACCTCTAATTTTACCAAGTTTAATCCCATGTTGAATCCCTTCTTGTCTGGCTTTTTCAATCTTTTTCTCTGCTTCTTTTTCTGCTTGTCTTCTTGCTAGTCTTGCGAACTTATTATCTTCTTTATTTTGCTTTTGTTCGCCTTCTTGTTCAACCTCTAATATTTCTTCTTCCTCTGTTAATTCTTCTGCTGAATTTTCAGTATCAACCGCTTCAACAGTTTCATCTTGCTCAACAGTACTCTCAACTATTTCTTCTTGTTCAGCGACTTCAAGATTTTTTACGCTTTCATTTACATTATCTTCCATAAGATACCCTTTCTAATTTGAGATTTTTACGCTATTCACTGCGAATTTTTTATATAAAAAACCGTCTTGCCTTAATCGGTAAAACGGTCTATTATAACATATTTGTGTGTTGCACAGGAGTCTGTGCTTGTTGTAATATTTGCATTACATATTGTAATATTTGTG